ATTACTATCCATCCGCGATTGAAACCTACCGAATCAAACGAGGCGCCATCAAAAGATCCGCCGGTAGCACGTTCTAGGTTGATATTTGTACTATCGACTAGTATTCTTTCATTGCCCGATGTTACTAAGGCGTTATCCGTTGGGAGCATATAAGCAAAGGTGTTTCCATCGTTCCTGACTAAGACTGAAATCCTGCGGATACTGGTCCATGTAAGGCCATGCGCAACATTTATCGTGACAGTCGCATCCATATTCCAATCGCCAATGTCGATGACTTTGGTTTTGAGGACGAACGAGCTATTGCTTGGGTTGACCAGGCGGAAGGCCGACCCGTCGTAGAGCATCTCGTAGATGCCGTTAGCGATGATCGCACCGGCCGTCAGCGCGGTCCCATCGGAGTAGTAGATGTTCTTGGCGCCAAGGCCGTTCACATTGATCGTGCTGGCTCCGGTGTTGGCGTTCACGGCTTTCCAGACAATCGGATGCCCTGTGGCGAGCGCCGCGATCGCCGGACTCGGCGCGATCACATAGGCGTCGGCTGCCCCGGTATCCAGCGCGTAGTTGAGCGGCCCCTGCATCGTGTCGCCGGCGGAGGCCCCAGCATCGAGCGCGCGCAACTCGATATGTGCGAGTTCACCGTTGACCTTGGTCGCGTCGGGGACCGCGCCATTTACGATGGCCGCGAGATTCGCTGAGGCCGGTATCGTCACTTTTCGCTCCTTCCAGCGGGCACGACATCGAGCTGTGCGTCATACAGTTCCGCCACGCCGGTCACCTTGGAAATCCTCACCGAGATCGCCGTGGACAATCCACGAAGCGGCAGGTTCGTGGTGTTGGCATTCCCTGAGCTGTAGGGATAGGCCGCGCTCGCCCCGAACCCGGAGCCCCACAGACCCGTTCCCCACGTCCCGCCGGCCGATGAAGGGATCGGCTTGGTGTAGACCGAGCCGTTGAGCATCGTCGCCACGCACGACAGCCCCGAGGCCGCCAGATAGGTCATCGTCAGATGCCGCGCGCCTTTCACCTTCCGCTGGTCTCCCATCGAAATATACGGAATCCCGATTCCGGCTTGGAACACCGACCCGTCTTGATCCTGGTCGAGCGCGGCGTTCCATTTGGCCACGCGCCCCGTCGTCCCGCCGAGCAGGACGGATTTCTCGGTCGCCGACGCATACCGGCAGGCCACGGCCATCGTCGGCGCGAACTTCCAGTACGACCAGCGGTACTTCGCGCTCAGATCGGCCGGCACCGCCACGCAGAGCGCCCCGTCGAGCGCGGTGCCCCCGAAGCTGACGTAGAACACGGCGATGTTGAACGTCGGATACCAGACCGCGCACCCGGCACCGAGCTTGGCGAAGGCGATCTCACTGAACAGTTTTTGCATCGGGTCGGAGATTCTTGACTGCTCGACCTCTCCGCTCGAGGCGCGTAGCTTTTGGAGTGAGTAGATCCCCGCCGCACCCTGGAATAGCAGATCGTTGCCCGTGTTGATGATCGTCCGGTGGTAGCCGGCAATCTCCGTATGCGAGAAGGTCGGCAAAAACCGGAAGTCATCGTAGGAGGTCCCGGCGAACTGCATGATGCCCGGGTTCTTGTCGCCCTTCATCACCCACACGTCGCCGGCCGCCCGGCCGAGACCGATGATGATATCGTCCCCGATCTCGGCGTCCTTAGCTCCCGCATCGCCCGCTGTGGTCCAGTCGGTCACGTTGTTGGCCGCACACCAGAACAGCCTCGACGGATAGGTCGGATTGCCCGCGGCGAAGATCCGGCTTCCGTGCGTGAGGAAGTATTTGCACGGCGCGAGCTGGGCGTTCATGTCCGTAATCGTCGTCCCATCGAAGAGGCCGTTGTGATCCGTCCCGTTCCCGAACATGACCTTGCCGTTGAGCACGGCAAAGTTCACGGGCAGGCCGGCCGTCACGGCGACCGTCCCAAGCGAGACCGACGTCCACGTCGATCCGACGAGTTTGAAGAAGAGGCCCTTGGAGACCTTGATCGTGTACTGCGTGACGTTGTTCACCCAGAAATCGAAGACGCCGTCGACCGAGGTATCGCTGGCTACCGCGTCGCCGAGGTAGCCAGCGCCCGGGCGCGTGCGCCAGGAGGCATTGGCCGTGAAGTATCCGTTGAGCACGTCCTGAAACCCCAGGACGGAGGGCGAGACCGGCGGGATCCGCTGATCCATGCCCAGCTCCGCAAAGTTCCACTTCACGGGACGTTGCTTGCTGGCCACTACCGATTCTCCCAAACGGTGCGCTGGATCGCCAAGTCGTCGCCCGTCATCCCTGTTCCGCGGTAGTTGTGGGGTTGAAGCTGAATCGCGTCATCGAAGAAGCCGTAGTCGCTCGCCATCTGGTTGCGGAGGCGAACGCGCTCCGCCTCGCAGTCATTCGCCCTGTCATCATCGAAGACATCACGATACATGAGCGCCATCGCGCCCTCGACCGGGATCGCCCGGTAGGGATCGGGGAGCTGGATCGGATCGTTGGCGCCGGAAAGATCGGCGACCGTGATCTGGTAGTCAAAATGAATCTGCCTGTACGTCAAGGCGAACGGGAAGAAGGCGATCGTGGGCACTGGCGCGCCGTCCTGCGACCACAGCAGCGTCCACTTCGTCGGGATGTCGAAGATCGGGGCAGAAATCAAGCGTCGGTATTCTCGCGCTCCGGCGAAATCCATCGGAGGCGACGTGATGAAGTTGTCGACTTCGTCAGGCAACCGGAAGTCGTCCGGCAAGGCGTAGCCCATCTTGAAGAGTTTGAAGCTCTGTGCCGATGCGGTCTCGAGCGCGACGACCGGATCGACGGTCAGGCTCGTCGCCGAAATGTACGTCGTGACCAAGTGGATGTCCGGGCTGGAACCGATCTTGAGATAGGAACCCACGTGGGCCGCCGTAAAGGTCGTCCCGGTCCCGACGATCGCTCCCGAGTTTTGCGTGATCGCCACGGTCCCGGTCGTGTACGGAGGCTGGGTGACGAGCGTACCGCGCTTGTTCAGAAACGGCCAAGCGCGGTACGCCAACGTCTCCTTGTGAACCTTGTTGACGTACGACTTCGCCAACGCCACGTAATCGGTGTCGTTGTTGATCGACCGGCACCGATCGAGGACCTCGGTGTACGCTTGAGAAAACGTGTCGTACACGTCGCGCTCCTACAGGTTGTAATTGACGTTGACGAAAATCCCATAATAGGATAGGACCGTCGCGGCGGCCGCATCCCACGAAATCTCCAGCACCAGCGATCGCAGCGCCGTGTTCCCGCCGATGACGAACGGCGTCCCGCAGGTGATCCGCGTCACGTACGGATTGGTCTGAATCGCGGTCGCCAACGTCCCCGTCAACGTCCCGCCCGCCGTGCTCACGACCGCATTCGCCACGTTGTTCGCGTACGTGTTCTCGTGGAGGTCGTACGTGTGCGCGTCAAGCGCCGTGGTGGTCGTGACCTGATACACCACGTCGATCGAGGTGATCTGACAGCCGCGGATGTCCGAGGCTTTCCCGCCACCAGGAATCGACGCCCCCGTGTTGGGATCCGCGCCGATCTTCCCCAGCTCGTGGGACCCGATGTAGAACACGGTCTGCCCGGCGTTGTCGGCCGCGGTCTTCCGCATGCAGTAGTCGCCGGCCGCCACCCGGGTATCGGTCCAGGTCCCGGTGTAGAACGAGGCGTACTTCGCCGGGATCCAGATCGTTCCGTCCGTCTCCTTGACCAGCTTCGAGAGCTGGTCCAGCGTTGTCCGTCCCATGACGGATCCTCCTTACGCCGACCCAGCGTAGGCGCCGAGATAATGGCTGGTGCCTGTGCTGAGGTAGAAGGAGCCGAACACCATCTTGTCCGCGTTGAACGGGTCTTCCGCCGTCCGCGTCCGCAACCCGCCGTGCTCGTAGGCGTAGACGTGGAAGACGTCGCAGAGGATGAACCACATGGTCGTGGAGTTCAGGAACGGGTAGACCACCAGCTCCATCCCCGGCGCAATGTTCTTCATCTCGTTGCTCGCCCGGCTGGCCGTGTCGGGCCGATCGGTCGACTTGAGGATTTCCCGCGCGACGAGCTCGTAGGTCGGATGCACCACGAGTTTGCGCGGCATGAGCTGGATCAGCACCCCGCGCTCGTCGGTCATGGTCTTGATGGCCGTGATCGCCGACTGGAACGAGGTGTACGACAGGGTCGCCTGCGTGGCCAGCACGTTCGAGAACAACTGGCCTGACCCGGGATAGCCCGGATGGCTGGCCGAGAACAACGGCACGCCGTCCGCCTGATTGGTGACGAAGCTGTTGTTGTAGACCTGCGCGGCAAGGACTTCGCGCGTGCTCCGCCCCTTGTTCCCGAGCGAGGTCGCCCGGTTCCCCGCGGTGATGTACCGATCGAACTCCAGCAGGTCCTCGGACACCCGGAAATACTTGGTGTACTTCGCCAACTGGAACTTGGTGTAGTACCCGGGCTTCATGTCGTCCTGGGCGTAGTTTTCCTGATCGCCCGTTTCGGTGAACAACCCATACCCCGCTTCGGTCTGGTGCTCTTCGTACCAGCGGTTGGTGGGCTTGACGTTGAACACCCGGGGGTACTGCGGCGGATACCGCTTGTACTCCTCGAAAATCATCTTCGAGAGCGCCGGGTAGACGTTTCTTTGGAACTCGGCAATATTCATCGTTCGGCTCCTTTACCCGATGTGGGCGGGCAGCACTTCGAAGATCCCGCGCACGTTGATGTCCGTGACCACACCGTTGACCGAGTCGTTCGGCAGCTCCATCAGCATGAACCCGATGTTGGTCGTGTCGCTCTTGAGGATCGTGTTGATCCCCGAGGTGACCTTCAAACCAAAGCTGAGTCCGATATCGGTCTGGGCGGATGTGCCCTCGAACGTCATCTCGAACAGCAGGCCCGGCTTGACGCGCAGCACCGGGACGAGGGTGTTCAAGACGCTGGTCACCGGATCGACCGCCGGCCCCAGGGAGAAGAACCAGTACAGCTCGCTCGTGCCCGCAGCGGTGACGTGGGCGGTGAGCTTGCCGGATACGACCTTGAGGAACTGACCCTTGAGGAACGTCTGCGCGGCCGTCGGCGCGATGTAGAGCACCTCCTGACCGTGCCGATGGTATTCCTGGGCCTGTCTGGTTACGATTGTCGCCGCCATCGGTTACTTCTCCTTCCTGCGGATGGTCGCTTCCCGCGGCAATTCCCGGTTATCGATCTCGACCACCTTCTTGCCGTTGTCGTTTTTCTCGCCGACGATCGCCCTGTGCTGCATCTCGGTGAGGCGGCCGCCCATGTGGTCCCGTTGATAGTCCGCGTACTTCTCGGCCGGCAGCTCGACCACAAACTGCTTCCCGGCCACGCGGTCGTTGAAGGTCTTCTCGAAATGCTTGCCGTCCGTGGTCGTCGGCGGTTCCCAGCCGCGATCACGCATTTCGTGATACTCGTCCTCGCTCACAATCCGCCGGACAAAATCCGGTCGCTGCGGAATGCGTTCGATTACCCCGTTCGGTGCTTCCATCGTGGTCTCCTTATACGTTGGCGTCTTCCGGTAGGTAGTGGGTGTACGCATCCTTGGCTTCGTCTTCCGTGAACCCCAAGGCATCCGCCACCTTTCGTCGCTCTGGGGTCAACTCCCCTTTTTTCGGTGTGCTGCGCCCGCCGCCACCACCGCCACCACGACCACCTTCCATCGTGGGAGCGAGAGGTTGGGCCGCGCCCGCCTTCCGCTTGGCCGCTTTCGACCGCTCGATCTCGACCTTGTTGGCCGCATCGGACAGCAAGACGGCGTCGTGCTGCTCGGGCTTCAGCCCGTGATAGCGTTTGCGGTTGTCGTACTCGACGGCGACCTCACGAGCGAAATCAGAGGCCGTGTCTTTCAGCTCAGGGAAGTCATCGAACACTTTCTTGTACGTGGCCTGTTGGGACATTTCCCAGCGCGTGGTCTGCCTGGCGCCCTCCTTGGCCTGCTCGACGATCCTTCGGTCATACTCATCCGGGTCGCTGTATCGCAACTCGGACAGGCTCTCTTCTTTCTTGGGAGGCTGCGCTGGGATCGCGGCCGCCAGCGTCGCGGCTTGTCGTTCGGCCTGCTCACGACGCGCGCGCTCCTCGATCAAATCGTCCTCGGCCTTCTTGCGCTTGCGCTCGGCCTCCGCTACGACGTTCTTGAACGGAACGCCACGCTCGTCCTTCTCCTCGCCTTCCCCTTCTCCAGGTTTTCCTCCGGGTGCGGGATCCCCGGTCTCTTTACCCGCGTCTGGATCAGGATTCAGGTTCGGATCAGGATCTCCGGCTGGTTCTTCGTCCTCTTTTTCGAGCGCCATGTTCGTGTCCCTTTCTTGCGCTGTGACGCCGCGCCGGCGAGATGCCAGGGGGTTTACGTTGCCCCTGAAACGATGAAACGCCTTGAACTCCAGTCCCCATGACTGGAATCCAAGGCGTCGAATGCTCGGTGGTCCTTGCGTGTCTTTTAATTCAGATGCGTCGTTCGGCTCTCCGTGAGTTTTTCCGAGAAATCCCCTTTATGAATGTGGATCGTGACGCTCCCCGTTTCCTGGTGTCGCACGAGCGACTCCAGGTGGCGCTTGAGGCGTTCGATCAAGGCGTCCAGCGTCACGACCGATCCCTACTTCTTCTTCCCGGCCTTCTTCTTCGTGGCTTTCTTCATCATCATCTCCCCCTTTTTCATGGCGCCGGGCATGGATGGTTCCCGACGATCTTTGGAGTCATCATACGCCCCTCGCAGCTTTTTCTCCATCATTGACATTTTGCTCATGCCCGCTCCTTTGCGATGAACGATTGGGCCTCTTCAAACCAGGCCCTCGAGCGTTTCAGCACTTCTCTCACCCCATTGAGATATCCGAGATTGAGATCGTGGCGATCCTTCCCGCCCCCTTCAAGCCGTTGGCCGCCCTCCATCACCATCTGTTTGATTCGGCGCTCGATCAGCAACCAGCCCGGCGTCTGCATGGTATTGGCCAATTCAATCGCGTCTACTTCACCGCGGGGGAAGTCCGGCTCAGCCATTCGGCGCGACGCTCATCGGCGCCCCCATGCCGTTCCCGTTGCCCCCAGGAGGCGCGCCTTGGCCCGGCATCGCGCCGCCCTGGCCGCCACCAGCCACCGGCACGCCGCTCGCACCCTGCGTCGGCATGGTGCCCTCCGACGCCATCTGAGACTGGAGCGCCGACGCCTGTTGCTTCGCCTGCGACTGCCGAAGGTGCGCGGTATTGTGCTGCTCGAGCGCCGCAAACGCCTCAGCGTTGGCCAGTGCAGGGCGCTCACGCAGATCGGCCTCGAATTGTTTGTGGATGGCGTAGTGCTCCAGGTCGTTGTCGCCCGGGTGCGGCATCAGCACGACCCCGCGCATCATCAGGACGTTCTCGCGCTTGGCGTCCATTGGGGCCGACTTCGAGGGATCGGGCTTGACCAGGTAGTCGTCGGGGTTGCGGACGCCCATTGCCAGGTACAGATCGCGGTCGGCCTTGTAGATCGTCTCCGCGTTGCTAATCCCGAGCTGGATCTTGAGGGGGTTGCTTGCGTTCGCCGAGACGAGCTGGGCGTTCCGCATTTGCTGTTCTTGGTTGAGCTTGTTGACGTCGACGTTCAGGTGGAGCGAGAGATTGGACGATTGCGGGAATGCGATCGTCGATTGCTTTCCAGTCTCGGCGATGACCTCGATCGGATCTCCGTGGTTGCGGTACAGGTCCGTAATGATCTCGATCAGGCCGGCTAGGCCCGTCATGCTGGCCTTGGCCTTGCTCCCGATCCCGCGGCCGAATATCCGCTGGAACCGGATATTCAGCTCGTTCTGCACCATCGCCGACTGCGACGCGGTCCGCGGGCTTGGCCGCTGGAGCAACTGCGTCTCCCCGACGCCATCGACAGCCTGCGTCATCGTCTGTAGCCGCTCGTAGAGGACAAAAAGCGGTTGCAGGTCTGCGCGAAAGTCTGGTTTGTAGAACGCATCGGACAACTTGCCCTGTCCGTTATCGGCCAGAGAGTTAATCAGCCCGACAGAGATTTTTCGGTTTTGGGGTTTGAGCTGCGTCGACCCGCTGTAGAACAGCGTGGCCATTCCCTGAAGGAAGGCCGAGTCCATCGTCAGGTTGTGGATGGCCGATTCCTCGTTGGTCGCGTCACGGATCATCTTGGGCACCCCGAAGCCGTAGTTGGGTTTGCCCGGGATCTTGCCGACGATGATTTCGGAGAACGGCCGGTAGTTCATGCCTTCGCCAGTCCTCGACTTGTTCCTGACGATCTTTTTGGCATCCGGCGATACCGTGATAATCCGGTCTTCGAGAATCCCGTCATGTTTCCAGTCGTGGAGTATGTAAAACTCAACAAACTCGAATTCCTTTTCCGGGGTTGACTGCGGGGTGACACCAGCCGCCTTGTTTCGGATCTCCTCTGCGCGCGACTGCATGGTGTAGTAGGCGTCCTCCCGTCGTTTGGCATACCGCTTGAACTCAGAGGTTTCCGTGGTGTCGATGCCCTTATACGTCCCCTCCTCCACGCGCTGGACAATCTGCTCCCACCGCAACCAGACTCGATGCGCGATAATCTTGCAGGTCTGGATCGGGCCCACCGACTTTCGAAAATCCTCCGGGTGGATCACGTAGGCCCGTACGCCCTTAAAGACCATATCCACGTAGGTCACGGTGGCGTGTATCTTGCTGCCGATG